AATATATATATTATAGGTCTTTGGCAGTTACTTGGCAGTTACTTGGCAGATACTCGGCAGATACTACATAAAAAAAAGTCTACAAAATAAATTGCAAACTTTTCTTTAACAAAACTAAAAACAAACATTTAACTTTCTTTATCCTCCAAAAGTATTTCTTTTATCTTATTATATTCTCTGTTAGTTATTGATAAGGTTTTGGTGCTATTGCTGTTGCAATCCCATATCCTTAAATTAACTTTGTAGTAGTCAATTTCTCGATGGCTATTCTCGTACCCATCTTTGACTATCTTATTAAGTTCTGTACTTCTATATTCAAATGTTCTCATTGTTTTAGTGTTTTAGTGTGTTTTAAGCTACTTTCTTTTGTTTTAGTATGCTGATGTAGGTCTGTCGATAAACTCCTCTGTCGTTGCATCTATTTGCTCACAATAGTATTCATTAAGGTTTCTTTGTATTTCTTGTAGGTCGTTGTCGTGTTGCCAATATCCTGATATAGTACAATCATTTTTTACACTACCCAACATACCTCCTCCTAGATAGTTTTGATATGTAGTCATTTTTTCCCCATCATATCCAAAGTCTGTTAGGTCAATTTCTATACCCCCTCCCCTAGATGAATACCTCTCTCTTAAAATATTATTTGCTATTAATTCTTTCATTGTTTTGTGTTTTAGTTGTTGTTAATTGTTTTGTTAGGCAAATATAATAAACTTTTTTAATACAATCCTAATTATTTTTATCTTTTTTTAATAAAGTTTGTATCTCCTCTAGTGAATTACATTTGTTTACTTTAATATTCCATTCAGAATATAGGTGCAAAGGTGTTTTAATTGCTCTTGATTTAGCTACTGAAACCTCGTTTATATAACCCCCTCCTCTTTGTTCTGTTGTTTTTACTTTCATTGTCTTGTGTTTTAGTTTTAAATTCAATGCAAACATAATGCTATTTTTTTAATATCCTAATGTTTTTTTAAAATAATTGTAAAAAAGTTTGATACTTGTTTTGCTATATAAGTACACGCAAATAACAAAATAAATTTAATATCCTAATATTTTCTAATGTTTTTTTAAAAAAAATATCAACACAGAATTTGGCTCATCAGGACACCCTAGCTCTACCATCAGCAGTTATTTGGCAGTTCCTTAGCAGTTACTTGACAGTTTCTTGGCAGTTACTTCGCAGTTACTTGACAAGTTTAAAAAAGCAGAAAAAATACAATTTGAAAAACAAAAGAAAAGAAATAAAAAAAAAGATGAAAAGTGAGGCAAACTAAAAAACCCCCACCCTTCATCTAACACAAAACACAATTACACAAAACAAAGTGTGTACTATTAAAACGCTTCTTTACAATGATGACATCTCCTGTGGTCGCTATCATAAGCTGCACCACAACAAGCAGTACCTGTATCATCATACATATCTGTCATATCCTTTATGTTTGACATAACTTCAAAATCTTCTAACGATAAGTCCTCTAACACATACCAAGCACCATCGTAATCAAAGGTAACATCACAGGTTGTTTCTCCTTCCATCACATCTATATTATCAGCACCCTCTTGCTTTAGGAAGCTAACAACATCTGACTTATCTAATCCATCAGGTGCATAACTCATCTCATCTCTATCTGACATTAATTTCCAACTATCGTAATTCATAATGTAATATTTTTTTTGGGTTATTTATGTTTGTTGTTTCTGCAATAAGACCCCCCCTAGTGTACCCCCTGAGTTCCCCCCTATTTGCAAGGCAAACATATAAATAATTTATTACAATTCCAAATTATTTCGTATAAGTTTTTCCTTTCAGTAGCATATTTATTATAGGCTGACTTACATTATATCTAGCTGCCAACTGATTTTGACTTACACCTCCTGCTTTATATTCTTCACGAATTGCATCTGCTTCTTCTATTGTAAACTTACGCTTGGCATAGCCACCACCCCTACGGTCTTTTCTTTCAAATGGATTAACACTCATCTTTTAACTTTTCTAATTCAAACTTCAAATGATTAATAGCCTTTTCAATGTCCTCGATATGCTTCTCCTTGTTAGTCATACCTTCTTCAGTTTTCTTGCCACAACGCAAGAGGTAGGTCGTAGCAGTACCAACATTATAAGATAAATCAAATCCACTTATAACCTTCCTTGCTTCATATCCATTGCTACCAACATAGTAGCTAGGAACAGAAATATCTTTTCCCACCTTTTTAAATATCTTATTGTTTATTCTTTCTAAATCTTCTTGTTCTTCTACCCTTCTGCATAAACAAGCACCTCCACAATGGCAGTTCCTTGTATAGTCATAGTAGTATTTACTCTTGTCTGTCATAGTTCGTTGTTAAAGTATCTATCAATAATTTCTTTGCAATGGTCAAAACCCTTACAGCACACTCCATAATATCCCCTATCTAAAGCGTTCTGTATGAATAGCTTTTGCTCTTTTGAAGGATAACACTTCTTGTCTTTCTTTAGCTCTATAAACAAAGCTGTGTACTTTTCGTTTGGCTCGAATATAAGAAGGTCTGACACCCCTTTCAAATATCCTGTACGCTTTGCTTTGAGCCTTTGTGAGTAGTGTTTTTGAAACTGACCACCCATTGTTGCAGTAAACAACGCATTTGGATATTGTAATCTCAAGTAATCTACGATAGCGATTTGTACTTTTTCTTCGCTTAATGTTGGTTTTGACCGTTGCAAGATTTCTTTCTAGTTCGTTAATTCTTTTCTCCTGTTCTTGACAGGTTTTGTTTAAAAAGTCTATACGATGCAGTATGTCTGATACATCTGATTCAGTATGTCTTTGTGCAAATATAAGATATAAAACTGAAAGCAGCAACAATGTAAGTAATATAGTTTCCATATTAATAATTTTGGTAGTAGTCAGCAACCTTTATATTTTCTGTATCTCGTACAGGCTTGTTATTGACAGGTTCTTTAGATAACATTCTTCCAAACATAAGCTGAAAACCTACATCAGAGTTAATTATTTTTGGCAAAACTACATAGCTTATACCATCTTTATCGTCTTTACAAATATTCTGAACGTGCTTATATATTCCCATTATTTTAATCTTTTTGCTTTATTAATAGTTGCATCAATCATCTTTTGTCCTTGCTGATGCTTTTGAAAATCTGTTACTAATTTTTGTTGCCTTTGCAGTTGTGCCTTTGCCTTATGTTCTTTTAGCCATATATTCCAATTACGAACATTTACAAAGCCACCGTTATCAGAGTTCCTGATGCCCTGCTCAAAAGCAAAAGCAACTTCTTCCATCTCCATAGAACCGTAAAACCTAGACAAGTCATCTACAAGAAACTTAGCCATCATTACCACCTGCTGAGTATCAGGTCTTTGACCCAACATCATATAACACTTGCTCAACAAGTCCACGCAATCAACATTAAGCTGCTCAAGGTCGTTGCTAAATCTATACCATATCTGTCTGCTCTTATCCATTGTTTATCATTTGTCTAGCTTCTTGCCAAGTGTCTAGTGATTGCTGTACTTTACCTTTAGTCTGTGTTGCTGTTGTGTTCTTCTCCCAAGTTCTTACAGCAGCCTTCCAATCCTTCATAGGGTTCTTTCCTACTTTCCAACCATTAGAAGAATAGTAGTCGTAGAACTTCTGTGCATCTACAATATTGTTTCTTTCATTGCAGTAATCTACAATATCATCAACTGTTGGTTTAGCAAACCTTTTAGCTTTAGCTTTTTCTTTAACTATAACTATATCCTTATCTTTATCTTTAAGGGTACTTTGTACCCCTTGCGAACCCTTTACATACCCTTCAAGGTTATATTTATCAAGAAGTGCAATAACTGATTTATGAACATTAGAGTTTGGATTTAGTTCGCCATATTGAAAGTCAATAAATTCAGGAATAAACCACTTATCGCCATTGTCGAAAACAATAATCTTTTCTAAAAAAGATTTGGGAAGCATATCTTCAGCAGGTATATCACATTCAAGGCTTTCTCCAATTCTTAATGAAGCCACCTCTAAATCTACCTCCCATATACCTGCGTGATTGCAGTCATCTAATATGTAGAACCATAGTAGCTTGTATTCAGGTTGTAATTCACGAACAAAGCGTTTCTTCCACTTGTCCGTATCTGTCATTCTTTTTGCCATAATATATAATTTTGGGGTTAATACTTTGCAAAGGTAAACTTTTTTTGATTAAAAACAAATTTTTTGCAATGTTTCTCGTTCCACATACACAATCATCTCTAGGTCGTGTACTGAACCTTTGCGTGGTTTTCTGCCACCTTTTTTGAAAGTTCCTGTTAGGTTATCTATCTTGTTAAACAATATGCCATCATCAAATGCCCAACATATAACAACAGGCTTACCATACTTTATTTGTTCCTCCTGACAATCAACAATCTTCTTCATTGATACTATGCAATATCTGTGGCTATCCATATTTTGATTAGGACAACCCTTTACCTCGAAGCCACATATTCTATCAAAGCTCTCGTTCTTCATCTCATAATCAACAGAACTGAAGTCGCCTTGACTAGAGTAGCAATAAGCATATTTGTCTGAAAAACACTTTGCTGCTCTCTCTTGTCTTGCAAAGTCTTTTGGGGTTTCAAATTTCATCGTTATAATCTATTAATGCTAAAACAAAAGCAGCAGATACTACTGCTAATGCTGATATTATACTTATCATTTAGTGTACTGTTTTATGGTTGTCATCAACATTGATAATGCTATATGTATGCTCACACATATCTTTAATCTTTCTTATGTTGATTCTTATTTCCTTTCTAACTGCTTCTATATCGGTCTTTGTGCTGTCAATTCCGAGAGAAGCATTGAGGGCAGCGTTCTTGGCTAACAAGCTATCTACCCTCTTTACATTCTTTCTTCTAGTTTTCGATTTCACAATCAAATACTTTTATTAAATACCTTACCTTAAAAGGGTAAGCCATCATCTGCTTTTGCAGTTTCTTTAGGCTCAGACTTTGTAGCAGCACCTACATTTACTGCCCAAGCTAAAATATTATTGTAGTAGTTTCCTTCATACAAACGACCTCTTATATCTATTTTACAGGTAATATCTGTTCCAACAGGAATAGCATCTAACTTTTCTATGTTGTCTTTTACAACCTCCATTTTGATAGCCTGTGGGTATTCTCCACCTGTGTTTACCACAAACTCTCTTTTTCTAAATCCACTTGAAAACTCTTTTGTTTCAAACTTAGCTTCTAACTTTCCGTTAATTTCCATACTTAAATTCGTTTTTGTTATTTATTAAATTAATTTCATCTTGTATTTCTTTCATTCTATCCTCAATAATTATTTTCTCTCTATTAAGGCAGTCATATTCATCACGAATATTTATAAATGTTTTCTCCTCAAAAACCATATCCCTGATTTTAATGTATCTCAACATTTCTAGTTTATCAAACTCAAGATAGCCAATCATCTTCTTCTCGTGGTGCATAACCGTTGCGTGATTTGCACCAAACATATTAGCAATACTTGTGTATGTTTTATTGAAATGCTTTCTAGCAAAGAAGAAAAACATTCTCCTAGCACCTACAATCTCCATCTTCCTTGACTTACTGTGTAATTCCGTTGGGGAAACGTTGTAGTGTTTACAAACAGCAGACTGAAGTACCTCCATTCTAAAGTTCATTCTTCTCTCCGTTTATTAAGTTTAACAATTCTTCTTCCTTCATCTCTTGACTTTCAGCCAATAAAGATAAGTGTTTTAGTCTTAACATAGTAGGGTTTTCCAAATACTTGTCTATTGTAGTTCCACTAACTCCTGTTATCTGACCGAACTTTCTTTTTGTTACTCCTTGTGTTCTCATAAGAACCTCAAAACTATTTCTTGCTTTTTTCATCTTTTCTATTTTTAACTATTACTAATTCTATTCCAAATTCTAATTTATAGGTTTCTGCTATTCTTTCATCACTCTCTAACATATAAAGTTCTACAAACTTTTTTTGTATGGTACTTTCTTTTCCCATATCTCTTAACTGCTTTCTAGTGATTGCAACAATAGCACCCTGTTTTGTCATTGCGTGTTTTCTAATTGCCATACTTAAACATTTTATTAAACTGTTCTCTTGGGTCTTTTGATATATAATCTTCTTTTAGCTTACCGATTAACTCGTATGCTTCCTGATAGGTTAAATGTAAAAGACCACTTTCTATATCTCTAATGTCATTTTGTTCGTAGGGAACACCTGTTAGTAAGCCTTCAATAATGGCTATCTGACCATTACTGATAGGCTCACTTGCAAGTATATCATCTATCCAATCCATTAGTCAGCCATTTCGTCTTGACCGTAAACACCTTGCTCATAAAATCCTGTAAGCATTAGGACTGCTCTTGACTTAGCTCGTTTCTCTGCCATAGCAACAGGAAACTTACCTGCCATACCCATAGTATTCTCTTTGCTGCTTTCGCCAAAAGATTCTACTCTTGTCTGACCTATCTGCTTTCCTTTTACCATATCTGCAATACAACGCATAACTACCCAATCTTTTTCCATAACTATTGGTTCGTATGCTACATTGATATTACGATTGCTGATAATCTTATCTATACCTGTTCTAGTGATAATAACAAAGCCACGCTTATCTTTATACACATCTTCTTGAACTAGACCATTCTCTTTAAATAATCTTCTTAGGGTTTCTTTCTTAGTTTCTGTTTTAATTTCTGACATAATAATATTTATTAAAGGTTATTTATTATACTTCTTAAAGACTCAAGGCTTTCTAACTCGAAAAGTCTTGCCGACAATCTTCCGTTAAACCACTCTCTTAGATTTTCATTGTTTTTATTCGCCCACTCAACCTCTGACTTCTCGTCATCAGCAATAAACGTATTTACCAACTCTATTTTTTTGTCTAACTGAAAAAGGACATCGCCTTTCTTTACTGTTTCTACCTTAATCTGTTCCATATAATTGGGGTTAATTTGTTAATAACTGATGCAAATATACAACAATTAATTTAAAAACCTAGTATAAATTAAGAAAAGAGTAAAAAAAGTTTGTTTTACTAGAGTGTATTCTTGTGAATTATTTTTGAACCTAAGTCCATAGGAATAAACAATGCAGTCTTTCCACCGTCAAGAACGACACCACAGCCAAGAGTAGGCTTTTTAGGAAAGTTTTTACCATAGCTAAATGCCATAGCATCTACATCAATACCACAACCAACATTCATACCAAAGATTAAATCATTGCGAGAAGCCATATAGTTTACTCCACCAAAAGAATGACAATGACCTATAACCGTAGATTGTCTATTAGCAGTTGCTCTGTTTACAGCAGCTCTTGCACCTGATGAGCCTGTTCCGTGTTCATAGATAACATTATCTATTTCCCAATTAAGTTCCCACTTCCAACCTTTTGGTGCTTTCCATATTTCTTCATAAGACTTTAAAAATCTTTTAGGAATACCTGCTGTTGTAGCTTGTCTAAAAGGTAGTGCCGAGTGATTACCCACACACACCTTAACATCAGGAAAGGTTGCGTACCACTTCTCCATAGCTCTTTGTGCTTGTTCTGCTTCGCTTTCTGCGTTAGGCATATCTGTCAGTTTCTCGTGGTAAGAAAGTGCTGCGTTATCTACCTCATCTCCAATGTGTACTATATCTGAAACACCAAATCTATCAAATACTTCATAACAAAAGTCTCTATAATCAGGGTGGCAGAATGGTTCGTGAGTATCTCCTATGATTCCTACACCACTATTGCCACGATGCTGTTGTATTAGTTCGTATTCTTTTTGAGTTAATCTTGGTCGAAATTGTTTCATAATGTTCGCAAGTTAATAAAAAAAACTTAATAAAAAAAATAGGGAACAAATTAATGAACCCTATTCAAACATTTTCCCCAAAATATTTACAATTACGTCAATTAAGAAACATAAGTGAATTACAAATGTAAGCAAATAAACCCTTACCTACCAAACTATTTCTTAATTTTTTCGTACGACCTTCCTCCGAAGTACGCACCAAAGGCTGTGATGGCTAATAGTTGCCATAGGTCAATCCAAGAATCTTTGATGTCCATATCTACATATCCAAAGTCAATTAGTGTAAATACGGTAAGCACAAACAACAGGAAGGCTAATGACAATGGTCTTATAGATTTGGTAAGCCAATTACCATTCATATCAGCTTCCCAACGCTTAGTTACCTCTACCTGAATATTCTTTTCAAACTCATAGATGGCTTTGTTTATCTCATTTTTTACAAGTTCTTTTTCTTCTGCTGAGGTATGTATCTTATCAATAGCAGTTCCAACACTATCTACTAAATCCTTTGCTCCACTACTAAATATTTTTCTCAATATACTCATATCCTTAACTTTATCTTTAGCTTTATCTTTAGCTTTATTATATAGGGTATAAACTACCCTTTGTGAACCCTTTGGCAATGGTTAAAATTCCATTAAATCATTAATGTGTTTATATTCAATAATTACTCTATGACCTAAATCAAGTTCATCAGCAACCATTTTGTAAAGTCTTTTGTATGCTTGTGTAGATTTTCCTATAAATCCATCAGAAACTAAGTTGTTGTTTTCTTGCGAATCGCCAACGAGTAAACACCCGCTAGTATGTTCATCAGTATTACCGCAATGTATGAGAATATGCTCAAAGTTAGGAACATTAGTGATATGCAACATACCACGATGTAAATCGCCAAATCTTTCAGTATATCTATTATGAAAGCCACCCTCTTTTCTGTATTTGATTTCGTACACTCCATAAGGTATCATTGTTTCTCCTTTGACCTTATCTCTCCTGTACTCATCTTCTAGTGTATAGCAAAGAAAGTCATACCCTGCAAAGCCTTCGTAGAATAACATACCATTAGTACTATCTAAAGCAAGGTTATATCGTAAGCACAGCAGTTTCATCAGCTACCACAATTCTCGCAGTCCTCTTGATTATCAATGTCGCAGGTAGGTTGTTCTTGTTCTTCCATATCTTCTACCCAAGCATCAAAACCGTTATGTTCAGCAGTTTCAGCAGTTTCACAGCATTTACAAGATTCGCATTCAAAACATTTACAGCATTCTTTATCTTCCTTGCCCATTGTATTTCTTTTTATATTGTTTACCACTTTTTGTTCTGCTTTTTGTCTTAGCGTGTATTCCCTTTCTTTTTACTTTAGGAGTTGCTCTAAATGTAAATGATATACCCTTAGCCATTCTTAGTAAAGAAAAACGCTACCAATGAGCCGATTACAATAGTCCACAATCCCCATAATGCTTTCTGCATAGTAACTCTAGCTGAAGTATTTTTGTTTACACGAGAAACAACTCCTTTATCAGGGTCAAGAAGATTCTTAGTTAGCATATCTAACTTGTCGTCCATTTTATCTAATTTATCCTCCATAGAGTCCATTCTCTGTTTCATAAGTGCTATTTCTTGTGCTGCTGATACTCGTGCCATTAGAACTTGTATTCTTGGTAATCTAATCCCATAAATGAGTGTACCCCGTTATTATCTAACTCTATTCTATTTGCTTCCCAACCACTAGGCTCTACATAAGATAAAACCTCTGCTTCTGCATCAACAGGCTCTAAGCCTTTCCATAACACATCTACGTGGTATTTATCAGATAGTATAGGTGCTTTAGTTTGTTCGCCACTTTCGTTATACTCGCCTTGCTCTAAAACAATATAGCCTAGTCTTACGATAATATGATTGTGCGATGGTACTACATCACCTAATTCTGTTGTTGTTGTACCTAAAGCGTTTATTTTGCTATCTGCTTGTACGCTATCATCAAACTCGTATTTACCTATCTTATTCATTAGCTTGTTAAATTTGTAAGTTCTGTATCACTTAAAGCCTCATTAAATACTGCTAGTGCTTTGCATTTTCCGTATAAAGGAAAAGAACCATCTCCTCTTGTAAATGATAATGTATTTAGAGTATTTGTTGGAAGCATAGTTGTATTAGTATTTGTTCCAATTAAAACACCATCAACATACAGTTTAAAATCACTACTTTTCCATTTAAAAGCTACTTTAGAAAAGTTAGTTATATCTGATAATTCAGCAATAAAACTTACTACAGTAGAACCACTCACCCTATAATTTACTGCTAAGTCATTTGATTGTGAAAAATAAAATAAATTTATTCTATTAGTATCCGTTTGGTCAGATAAGGATATAATTCTAGTGCTTAAATCATCAGCCAAAGCAGCTATCTCTGCATATAACACACCCTCTGTTGAGTTTATTAATGTACTATTACCACTACCTGTTAGTGTTTCTGTTGCTCTTGTAACTGTACTACCCGTCAGTGAAGGTATGTACGATGTAG